GCAGGAGAGTGATTAAATGTCAGTCCAAAATTCCGTCCGCAGTTATTTAGGTATCGCTAAAGAAGCAACTAAAGGAACTGCCGTAGCACCAACAGATTTTATACCAGTAATGGTTGGAAGCTTGAAGCCAGTAGATTTGATCGATCCTTTATTTGACAAGGGTTTGCGCGGATCTTTGGTTGAAAACTACAACTACATACCGGGTCGCACTCGTTCAACATTTGATTTCAGTGGATCAGTATTTCCTGACACTATCGGTTATTCAATTGCTGGCATTATGGGTTCAGTCGCAACAACAGGAGCGAGCGCACCTTTCACTCACACTGTTTCATTAAAGAACTCACCTACCGCAGCAGCAGACGCTCAACCAATTTCATACACATTGACAGACTTTTATGCAGCAGCAGTTCGCGCTTACCCAGGTACGCAGTTCTCTGATTTTTCATTGAAGTTTAATGCTGACGGAATGTTAGAGTATGATGCAAAAGCTACTGGCTGGGCTTCTGCAAGTGCTTCAACACCTACTCCTTCATTCTCAACTATCCTTCCAACTCCAGTATGGCAAGGCACAGTTTCAATTGCTGGATCTTCTATTTCAAATACAGTTAGTGGAAACATTGACTTGAAGCGACCAGTAACACCTATCTACGGCATATCACAAACTCAGAATCCTTACAACATTTTCTTAGGTGCTTTAGAGGTAACAGGTAAATTTACTTTTGTAATGGAAGACAATACTGAATTAACACGCTTCCTGACAAATACTCAACCAATCATTGTCCTTAACTGGTCATACGGAACTGGTGCCGCTTTGGTTCAACTTCAAGCAACAATTACAAAGGGTGCTTATGTAGCCGCAGTTATTGATCGCGGTCAAGACTTTGTAAAAATTGCTGTTCATATCAACGGTCAAGGCAACACAACAGACGCAGGTTCTACTGGCGGATACGCTCCAATCAAATGGGTGCTACAAAACGCCAAGGCTTCAGGAACTTACGCTTAACAAATAGATCCAGCATTGGGGCGGTCAGGTTGATTGCGTACGCCTTCCCGCAATTCCGCGCCTCAATGCCTTGTTTGATAAGATAGGAAGGCAAACAACAGGAGGCGCTATGAAAAAACAAATTAAACTGCCGTCAGGCGCGACAGTTACACTAAAAGATCCATCAACACTGCGTGTAAAAGATCGTAAAAGAGTTATGACCACCGCTGATCAAGCAATAGGTGGAGATCTATCTAAAGCACTTGCGTTAGGTGACGCTTTATTAGCAATGCTAATTGAAGAATGGTCATTTGATCTGCTAGTTCCTTCATTGAATTTAGATTCATTGGGCGAACTTGAAATGAAAGATTACGATTACTTGGTTGATCAAACAAAAGAAGCGCAATCATCTCTGTTTCCTAACTTGGCTGACACGCCAACAAACGAGGCAGACCCAAAAGTGCCTACCGCCAACTCCAACGCTTAAAGTGGTTGCTTGAAGGAGGACACAGAGTTGAAAACTTTGAATATCCTGACGAGCAGTGGTACTACTTTCAAATGGCGGATAGATTTGGCTGGACACCTGAGCAGGTAGATGAACTACCAGCAGGTCAGGCTGATTGGCTAATTGCTATTGCGGCAACAGTTGAAAATGTGAAGGCGGATAGGTTGAACAAGCAATGAGTGGTTATGTTCGCGTGTCTAACATAGATCAAGTTCTTAAAGGGTTAAACCTTACTGAAGCAAGAGTTGATCAAGCGGCAATGATTGCAGTGTCTCAGGCGGCATTGGCTATTGAAGCGCAAGCCAAAGCAAACGCTAACACTGGATCTCACGCACCTGGACTACCGCATATTGGACCAAGAACAGGTGAAGGTCCAAACATTGTTACAGGTAATTTGGTGAACAGAATCAAGGCTTCGCAAGCAACAGTGGGAATTAGAGGCTATACAGCCATTGTTGGATCGTCAGCAGAGTACGCAAGAGCAATTGAATTAGGCAACCCTGTGTGGAAAAGTGGCGTAAAATTTCCTTATCTAACACCTGCGGCAAACAAATTAATGCTAAGTGGAGTGTTGAATAGGATCTTTACAACAGCATTTATTAGAGTGGTGAAAGGATAGACATGAGTGCTATTCCGCCAATTTTAGTTCAAATACAAGCAGATGTATCCTCATTAAAGGCTGGCTTGGCTCAGGCTGAAGCAGGTATTAAAGGATTAAATGGATCAGTAGCAACTGCTAGCACTGGCATGGGCTCAATGATTTCACGGGTCAAAACATTAGGCATGACAATGGGTGTTGTATTTGGCGCTCAACAAGTAATGAAGTTTGGCAATGATGTTATTCAAGCGGCAAGCAACATGAACGAATCATTATCTAAGGTTCAGGTTGTGTTTGGAGAAAACTCTAAGGCTGTTGAAGACTTTGCTAAAAATGCTGCAAAGAACATGGGTTTGTCTAATCAAAAAGCACTTGAAGCGGCAGGAACATACGGCAACCTATTTCAAGCATTTGGTTTAACAAGAGGTGCGGCAACAGAGATGTCTACAACATTGGTGCAATTAGCCGCAGACCTTGCTTCATTTAATAACACTTCAACTGAAGACGCATTAAACGCTTTGCGATCAGGATTGGCTGGCGAATCAGAGCCTCTAAAAAGATTTGGCGTTGCTCTTAATGAAGTGACTTTGAAAAACAAAGCACTACAAATGGGATTGATTCAAACAACCACTGGTGTTTTACCTCCTGCTATTAAAGCGCAGGCAACATACGCATTGGTAATGGAACAAACTAAATCAGCGCAGGGCGATTACGCAAGAACTGCTGACGGAGTAGCAAACAAACAAAGAACTTTAACGGCGCAATTTGAAGATACTAAAACAAAAATTGGAACTGGACTACTTCCTATTTATCAAACACTGTTAAAGGTGTTGCAAGTGGGCATATTGCCAGCGTTTGAATTACTAGGCACATTTATGAGCAACAACAAAGAGGCGATAGCCGTATTTACCGCAGTAATATTGGCTGGCGCTACCGCTTGGGGCGTGTACAAAGTGGCAATGATGTTAGCAAATTTTCAAATGTCTACATTTAGTAAATTAGCCAAAGCAAATCCAATAGGTTTACTTGTCACTGCTGTCGGATTACTTGCTAGCGCGTTTGTTTGGGCTTGGAACAAATTTGACGGATTTAGAAAAGGAATTGTCACTGGTATCCAAGTAATTCTTAACGGGTTTGGATACTTTTTAGGAGCAATATCAAAAGTAGTTGGCTTCTTGGCCATGCTGAAGGTTCCAGGAATGAAAGAGGCTGAAAAGTCAATATCAGGCGCGGCAAACAGTGTGCGTACATTTAGCAACGATTTAGACAAATTGGCTAACAAAAAGATTTCATTTAGCATGGGTGGCGGCACTGCCACTAAAGGCGCTGATTTTGTCACTCCATTTATTGCAGATCCTAGTGCTAAAAAGAACTCAGATAAATTGAAGGCTGAAGCAAAAAAGGTTCAAGAGATTTACGCCAAAATGCAAGAGGCAATACTTGAATCACAAGAAAAATTAAGTGAAGCGTTGAAAGACAAAGATGAGCGCGACATAAACATTAAGCAAAAATTCAATGATCGTAAGGCTGACTTAGAGAAAACTCACTCTAAGGCTATTGTTCAGATTACAAAAGAATACAACGAAAAATTAAAAAATATTCAAGAAAAGCGCAACGAAGATGAGATTGCGGCAAGAAAAAATGCAGTTGAAAAAATGTCTGACATTGTTAAACAATCTGTTGATCGTTTGCGTAGTGCGTTTGCAACAGGAACTGCTTTCAGCGTTACCGAGGCTTTCAAAGAAGACGCGTCAGCCGAAGGTGTAATCAAAGTATTTACCGATAAATTAAGCGCAGCAAGAGATTTGCAAGCCAACGCTAAAGCGCTTGCCGCAATGGGTTATTCTCAAACCTTCATTGAAGAAGTTGTTAAAAGCGGAACTGAAACAGGCAACAAATTGGCTGAGGCGTTAAAGTCAGCCACTCCTGAATCAACAAAACAATTACAAAGTTTATACAGTCAATTGCAGATCATTAGCGAATACGGATTAGATGGTCTTGCTACTACAATGAACGCTGGAGGCAAATTAGCCACTGACGAATTGATGAGGGCTTACTCTCAGGTGTCGGTAGATCTAACTGAAACATTGAAAGAAATTAACAGTGATTATCAAAAAGCCAACGCTGAAGCATTAGCAGATAGCGTTGAAAAACTTGCTGAAGCGCAAACAGCGTTTAATGACGCGCTTGTTGAGGCAGAAAAAGACATGGCTGACGCTTTGCTTGAATCTCAAAAAAGATACATGGAAGCAATAGATGAAATTGCTAAAGCCACAAAGGCTAAATTAGATGATTTGAAAAAACAATTGGCTGAAATTGCAGAAGCAATGGCGGCAATAAGCGGCAGTGCGGTTGGCGGTAAAATTACGACAGTGCCTAATTACGGAGGATCTTCAGGTGTTGTTGGAGCATTTTTAGAAAACAACTACAACAGTAATTATGATGTTACAGTTAATTCTAGTTCAAACGCTTCCGCTGGCGACATTGCCAAATCCGCAGTAGACGCTATTAAATACGGAATGGTAATTACAACATCTGCTTCAGGAACTGTTACCAAAGCGCCAGCGACAAGCAACTTTACTTATGGAGCAAACAACCCAAGTTCAAATGTTTACACTTATTCAGTGGCGCGTAATACGGGAAGAGGCGACTAATGCCTGTTGTAACTAATTATTATTCATTTTCTTTTAATAGCCAAGTGTTTGGCGGCGCTGGATCTCCTTATCAAATATTAAGCGTAGATGGATTAGAAGGTGTGCCTTCAATTCGTAACCAAGACGACAATCGCGGATACTCAGACGGTATGTTTACAGGTCAAGATTTCTACAATGGCAGATCAATTACCATGATTGTTCAAACATTTGGTTCAGGCGCTACTTCAGCGCAAACTAATTTCAATACATTGCAATCTAAGTTGTTGCCTCAAACAACAGGCACTACGCCTTTATACTTTTTATTATCGCCAACAGGAGTTGAACAATTTATCAATGCTCGCGTTAGAGCCGTAAAAACAACAATAGATCCTAATTACACATACGGAATGATTACATCTCAAATAGAGTTTTTTTGTCCGTTTCCTTTTTATTTTAACAATGTATCAAGGACTGCCTCGCTTGCAATTTCAAATCCTTTGGGTAGAACCTATAACCGTACATACAATTTGGTTTACGGAGGAGGATCTTACGCAACTACTACTGCTGTAACTAATGACGGCTGGGCTACCTCTTATCCTACAATTACGTTAAATGGACCAATTACAAACCCTACTTTGGGAAATGTTACGCAAGGCTACTATTTGACTTTTTCAGGAACGTACACAAACACAGACAGCCTAGTAATCAATCTTCAAGACAAACTTATTACATTAAATGGCAATACGGCTAGAAACCTTTTGACTTCAGGACAGTGGTTTTCTGCCCCTCCAGGCACTTCTCAATTTTATTTGACTGGCAGTAGTACGCTTGCTGGCACTACGGCTGCAAATGTTCAATGGTATGATTCTTACATCTAAGGAGAGATAATGGCATTACGCAATCCACCCAGTTGGCTACAAAATGGATCTCACCCTGCCGAAAATGACCGCCTTACTTCGCAAGCCATGTACTACACGACAGGCATTGTAGGTTTAACTACTTTAGTTAATTCATTAAAAGTAACTCAAAACTCTCCTGCTGGTATGTCAGTGCTTGTTGATTCAGGTTGGGCAGCGATAGTAGGAACAACGCAAGCCAACATGGGTGTTTATGTTTCTTACAATGACGCTTCTACAACCGCAACAATAACTACTGCTAATGCAAGCAATCCTCGTATTGATCGTGTTTGTTTAACTGTATCAGACGCTTATTACACAGGTTCTTTGAATCAAGTAGCAATCAATGTCGTGGCTGGCACTCCTGCCGCTAGTCCTGTTGCACCTGCTACCCCAGACAATTCAATTTCTTTGGCTACCGTTGCAGTTGGAGCAGGCGTGACGTCAATTTTAACTGCAAACATTACTGATACAAGAGTTGAAACAACTACTTTGTTGCCTGCTGGCGATATTACGGCTGTTACCGCAGGAACTGGAATTAGCGGTGGCGGCACTTCAGGAGCAGTGACTATTACTAACTCAATGGCAACTGCAATTGACGCTAAAGGTGATTTAGTTGCTGGCACAGGTGCAGACGCATTCAGTAGATTAGCAGTTGGAGCAAATAACACAGTTCTTACTGCCGATAGCGCAGAAGCGACAGGATTAAAATGGGCAAGCGCTTATTTGGCGCCCACCATTGGCTCTACACTTATTTCTTCAAATACGACAGTGACAACTCTTAACGGGGTAGTTGATGTCGTACTTAATGGTCCAGGAAGCGTCAAAGACAAACTAACACTCATTCTTATGGGTGCCCTATAAACGAAAGGTAGTAACTAATGGCTACAACAACCAAGGTTCTCGTAAGAGCAGCCGCAGCGACATCAACAGCGACACTGTACACAGTGCCAGCCTCTACAACTACAGTAATATCTAATATTGTAGTAGCCAACACGGCAGCGTCTGCTGGTACATTTACCCTTACATTAGACGGTAAAGATCTATTTACCACTACGGCAATTGCCGCTAATACGACAGCAATGTTCGATTTGAAACAAGTGCTTGATACAACTAAAATTATCGCTGGCTTTGCCAGTGCAATAACAATTAATTTTCACATTAGCGGAGTGGAGATAGCGTAATGGGTGTATCAGTATTTCCTCTAGGTTCAAGCGGCGGAATTCAACCAGCGAACTCGCAAATAATAACATCAACTCAAACAGTTACATTACCTGCTACAACTAATATTTGTTATTTGTTTTTAGCAGGTGGAGGCGGAGGCGGTGGCGGAACTATTAGTTCTGGCTATTCATACGAGGGCGATTCTGGCGGCGGCGGCGCAGGCGGTTATGCTTACGCTGTTGTTAAAGCAGGAACTGGTACAGCAACAATAGGAGCAGGCGGAAATGGTGCAAGTGGTGCTAGCCAAGGTGCGGCAGGCGGAACAACTAGATTTTTGGGAGTAAGTGCAGGCGGAGGCGGAGGCGGTGGCGGTGGATACGGTGGTGCTGCTTCCGCTGGATCTTCAGGCGGCGCTGGCGGTGGAGGTGGCGGTGGTAACGGTGGCGGCGCTGGTGGCGCTGCTAGCACAAACTCATTTCAAGGTTCAGGCGCTGCTGGTCCTGCTGGAAACACTTCCTCTGGAACTACGGGAGTTGACAATATTTCTGGAAGTGGCGGTAGTGCTGGGTATAGCGGAACTTCTACGAGTGGCGGTTCAGGTGTAATTGGAGGAGGCGGTGGCGGTTCTGGAACTGGAGGCTCAGGCGCTGGCGGTTCTTCAAGTTATAGCGCTGGCGTTGGTTTATACGCAACCCCGACAAATCGTAACGGTGGCGTTGGCGGTGGCGGTGGTTCTGGAAATCAAATGAGAACTAACTCTGGCGCAGGCGGCAATGGAGGAAGTGGTGTCGTAATTGTCTACTACTAAAATTAATAAAGTAAAACTATATTCTATTGTAAATACCGATAGTTACGTTACAGACGCTTGGTGGGCTGAAAGCGCAAAAGAAGCGCAAAAAGATAACCCAGGTATGATTATTGTAAAAATGACGGTAAATAATAGCCCAGCGTCAATTGGTTGGTACTGGAACGGTAAAAATTTTAGGAGAGATAAATAATGGCTAATTTTGCTATATTAGAAAACGAAATTGTAATAAATATCATTGTTGCTGATTCTAAAATAATCGCCGAACAAGCAACAGGATTTTCCGCTGTAGAATATACAGATGACAATTTTGCGAAAATTGGTCAAACTTACGATTCGGTAAATAACGTATTTTACACTCCTGAAGAAGTTTTTGAAGAAATTCCTACGGAATAAAATACAAAGGTGGGGGGCGGATATGAAAAAAATTAAGTATTACCATAAAGATGTAAATATACAAGAAGACTTTATTGCTTCTAAAATGTCTATGCCTGACTGGTATAAAAATATACCTAATAACAATGGAGATAAATTAACAATTCCGTTGCAATTGACAGTTAAAAAATGCATGCCATTTTTAGATTCATTGTTGTCTGGTTATGTAATTTTAACAAGTCAAGATATTATGGTTAAACAAGGTGAAGGATTTCAAAATTTTCGCCTTACATGGGCAATGGATAGTAAAGATTTAATAACTGTCACTGTAAGAAATGACAAACATCAAATACCAATTCCAGATGGTTTTAGAAAAGAAGAATTTGTTTGGAATATTCCTTTTTCTTTTCAATTACCTTTAGGTTATTCTATGATAGTTTCTCATCCAGCAAATAGATACGAATTGCCCTTTTTGACTACTAGCGGAATTGTTGATTGCGACACGGAACCAATGACTCCAGGAAAACTTCCTTTTTTCTTAAAAAAAGATTTTCAAGGAGTAATTCCAGCAGGCACGCCAATTGCTCAATTATTGCCTTTTAAAAGAGAAAACTGGGAAAAAAAATTTGACGAAAATTTGAAAAATAAGTCAGATAAGATCTTGTTTAAAATAAACAAAGTTTCTGTCGGATTTTACAGACAGTGTATTTGGAAAAGAAAAGAATACAAGTAATGGCTACGACATATCGGTATTTATTTGCTGACCTTTTAACTAACTCAATCATTGCTGAATTACCTTTAACTGGCGTTTCTTTTACTCAGCAATTGAATCAGGCTGGCACATTTAACGCTCATCTGTTGCTATCAGGCGTAAACGCAGAAGATTTGAACGTATTTAATGCAACAATTCCAGGGCGCAACGGAATTTATGTAGACAGAGATGGAGTGCTTGTTTGGGGAGGGGTTGTTTGGGGTCGTAATTATTCAAGTTCTAATCAAGAGTTAAACATTACGGCAAGAGAGTTTGAATCATATTTTGAACGCAGACGAATAACTTCTACAACATCATTTACGAATCAGGATCAATTAGCAGTAGTTCGTAACTTGATTACGCAGGCTCAATCAGCAACTAATGGAAACATTGGGGTATTGATTGGAACTGAAACATCAGGTATTTTAGTGTCTAGAACTTACTACAGTTACGAATACAAACAGGTTTATCAGGCTATTCAAGATTTGGCTAGATCTGATGACGGATTTGACTTCAACATAGATGTTGCTTATGACGGTTCAGGCAACCCAAGCAAAACTTTGAATCTTGGATACCCTCGTATTGGAACTGTTTATTCTTCAACTTCTCCAAGTGCGCCTGTTTTTAATTTACCTGCTGGCAACATTGTCGAATACGAATATCCTGAAGACGGGTCTGCCGCTGCTAACACTGTATACGCTTTGGGCGCTGGATCTAACGAAGGCAAATTGATCGCTACCTCGCAAGACGCCACAAAAATATCAAGTGGTTGGCCATTGTTAGAAGAAACAGTAAATTATTCAGATGTGACCGATAGCACTTATTTGGCTAATTTGGCAGTGGGGCAAGTTAGCGCTATTTCCTATCCTCCAACTACTATTAAAGCGGTTGTGCCAGCAATCCAACAGCCAGTGTTTGGCACTTACAACCTTGGCGATGACGCTAGGTTAATTATTACTGATTCCCGTTTTCCAGCAATAACTACTGGCGTGATTCCAACGGCTGGACTTGACGCAATTTATCGTATTGTAGGAATTACAGTTCAGCCAGGAGAAAACAACCCTGAGCGAGTAACATTGACTTTAACTACGACAACTAATTAGGAAAACATGGCATACATAAATCAACCGCCTGACTTGAAGACAATTGTTGATGACCTTAAAAATAGATTACGATTGTTGGAAACAAGCAACAGATTTACTTTTCCTAATGTAACATCAGATCCTGCTGACCCTAGAAAAGGTGACGCGTGGCTGAACACAACCACTAACCAAGCCAAAATAGTAGATAAGAACGGAACAGTTCGTATCATTACTTGGACATAACTCGAAAGAGCGCAAATGAACACTACGCAATGGGCAGGTTTAATAGTATCGGCAATGAGCATTGTTGCTGGTTTTGCAACGCTTGTAAGGTGGCTAGTCAAACATTATCTTTATGAATTGAAACCAAATGGCGGATCTTCAGTTAAAGATCAGGTTAATAGACTTGAAGAGCGCGTAGACGCAATATACGAAATGTTATTGGAGAGAAAATGATTGTAGCGGAGGCGGCAAAGGCAGAACTTGGCTATGTTGAGCAAGGTAATAACGACAACAAATTTGGGGCTTGGTACGGCTTAAACAATCAGCCTTGGTGTGCGATATTTGTATCTTGGTGTTACAACAGGGCGGCATTGTCCGAACTTGTATCAGCGCAAACCAAAAAAGGATTTGCTTCATGTGACGCTGGATTTAAGTGGTTCACAAAACGCAACAAAATAATTTCAGTGGGTCAGGCTCAGGCTGGCGATATAGCATTTTTTCAGTTTGATAAAGACGCAGAACCTGATCATGTAGGCATTGTGGCTAAAAATGACGGTAAAAAATACATTTGGACTTACGAAGGCAACACTTCAAGCGGAGATAAGGGCTCACAGGCAAATGGTGACGGGGTATACTTGCGAAAGCGCCCTTACTCACTTGTAATGGGAATTGCCCGACCATAGGAGGCGGAAATGAGCAATAAATTGAAAGCAGCATTGGCTTCGTACGCACGATCATTTATCGTAGCGGTATGTGGTTTGATACTCGCTGGAGAAACAGACCTCAAAGTGTTGGCTATATCAGCACTAGCAGGAATTGTTGGACCAGCGATCAGAGCAATGAATCCTAATGATTCAGCATTTGGAATTGTTGCAGATAAAGCAGACGCTGAAGTTCGTAAATTGATCAAAAGAGAAAAGGCAAAAAAAGCAAAAAAATAAATTGAAATAAAATAGATCCGTCAGCGTGTTGCGTTGGCGGATCTTTTGCTTTACGATACTGTTTGCGCAGGAGGAATACTAATGGCGTTAGCGGATAAAATTGAACAGTTGTTGATCGAAAGAAACAGACCTAGTACACATTGCGCATACAAAGCGCTTTATGATTCGCTGGATTCTAAAGAGCGTAAAGCACTTGACGAGGCTTGGGCTAAAGGATATTCAGTCAATATTATTTTAACTGCATTGCGTTCAGAAGGATACAAAAGCAGTAATGAATCCATACGAGCGCATAGAAGCGGAACTTGTAAGTGTCCGAAAAGTTAAATCAGATACTTGATGATAGACAAGAGCAGTACGGAAGTGCGAATGATAATTTCACTCGTATTGGCGTGGGTTGGGGAGCAATACTTAATACTGGCGCTATTCCTCCTCACATTGTTGCTTTGATGTATGACTTTGGTAAAACAATAAGGTGTGTAGTCAATCCTGAACACAACGACAGTTGGTTTGACAAACAGGGATATACCCAACTTGGTCATGAGATTGTAGGCAAGCGTGAGTCTTGAAGAACAATTTAATGAAATGCCTGAAGGTATTGAAAGCAATGATGTTAAAGAATTGCGTCAAATAGTTTTACGATTACAAAAACAATTAAAGAAAGCAAAAGAGCGAACTGAAGAGTTGGTTGAAACAACCCAACAAGCCTCGTATGACGCAATGCTGACTTACGGATCTATCAAACCAATTCCACCTTTAGAACCTGATAAAAGAAAAACAAAATCAGAGGTTGCCCTTTGGCACATGACGGATTGGCAAGGCGCAAAAAGAACTACCTCATACAACAGTGAAGTTATGAGGAAGCGCGTATTGGAGTTTGCTACAAAGGCAGTGCGCATTACTGATATTCAAAGAGCAGATCACCCAGTGCGAGAAGTGTTTATTTGTTTTGGTGGCGACATGGTTGAAGGTTTGTTCAACTTTCCTAGTCAGGCATTTGAAGTAGACAGCACATTGTTTGAGCAATATGTAAATGTTTCAAGATTGTGCGTTGATGTTGTTCAATTTGCGCTTGCTAATTATGAGAAAGTGACTGTTGTTGCGGAATGGGGCAATCATGGTCGTATTGGATCAAAGCGTGACAATGTTCCAAGATCAGACAATTTTGATCGCATGTGCTATGAACTTGCTCGCCAATTGCTTCAAGGGGAGAAGCGATTGGTGTGGCAGGAGTGTCCTGAAGACATACAAAGAATTGAAATTGGATCTTACAGAGCGTTGTTGATTCACGGTGACGAAGTAGGGCGTAATGGATTTGCTAGTCCAGGTGCTATTGTGCAACACGCAAACAAATGGCGATCAGGTTCATACCCTTGGGAATTCAGAGATGTGTACATTGGGCACTATCACACGCATTGCGAGTGGGCTATGGCGAACGGACAAGGATCTGTTTACCAAACAGGATCCACTGAATCAGATAATCGTTACGCAGGAGTTATGCTTGCTTCCAGTGCGACACCTTCTCAAAGACTTCATTTCATTGATCCAGTAAAAGGCAGAGTAACTGCGGCGTATAAAGTGTGGCTTGACTAAAACCAAAAAAAAATTTGCGATTTACTGGCGCGTCTTGACTAATCTAAACAAAAAATGTGTTCAGTTTAATTTTTGCTAAAACACACTCAGATAGAATTTAGCCTAGATCCTGAAATTCAGGGTTAGAAAGGCAAACATGGATAAAAAAGTAATTTGGGTAAATGGGCACACTACGCTCACTCTCAAAAATGGCAAGGTTGGGTCAAGGCAATTTACTAAAGAACAGTATTTCATTGCCGCCAAAACAAGATCCAATTTTAGAAAATGGGTATTTGCTCAGGGTAAGGGAAAACCATGCCCAGGTAAAGAAACCAAATTCATTGGCAATTTTGGTCTCAACTACCATGATGGCAAATGTTGCGATGAAATGATGATATCGCCAGCAGTGTCCTACGAAATAGTTAAAGAGTTTGTGTTGAGCGATCTTTGTTCAGTGGAGGAAATAGAGATACAGGCTGAACATGCTTTCAGGTTGTATCAAAGGGTCAAGTCATTTGAAGTGCCGTATTCAAAAGACTACAACAAAGAGAAAACATCAATATACAGAGCGCGCAGACAGGTGTGGTTGGATCTCCTCCACGCAAAGACCCAAGCGTAAGGATTAAACCCGTAGGAGAGCCTTTCTACGGGTTTTTTCTTGGGTTAAAAACCCAGCGCCTCAACTTCGTCAATAGAATCGTCAATAGTTCTATTGTGTTGGCTACTGCAAGATCCGCATTGGTAGCACATTATTCTTCATCTTCCAGTTCGTCATAATCGTATTCATAAGCCCTAATATCGCAACCAGCGGTTTTAGCCATTGACAACACCTGAACAAATACCTCATACGCACGATTGCCTAAATCAGTTAATTGGTCAGGGTAATTTGCTTCATGCTCAACTTCAACATACAACTTGTGAAGACTGATTATTACTCTACCTTTGGGTGGGTTTTGGGATTGGCTCATACCTTCATTTTCTCACCTTTGCTCAAAAAAAACACGCGACTTGCCGAGCGAAATCCCCTACTTTGTAATCTTTTAGGGGATACTAGACGGCAACAGGAGCAACCATGCTCCCCCAACGAAAGAAGGCAGTATGGCTAAGTTTGACCTTAGTGACTATGAAACCGTAGAAGCCCGTCTGGCGCGGTTCTGGAAATCTAACCCTGAAGGCAGGATCTTGACGGAACTTGTTTTTCATGATGAACGCAGATTCATTGTCAAAGCGGAAATCCATTTTGATCGCAACGACATGACACCAGTGGCAACTGGATACGCTGAAGAAATAGTAGGTGCTTCACCAGTGAACAGAACTTCAGCGCTTGAAAATTGTGAAACGAGTGCAATTGGACGCGGATTAGCAAATTGCACATTTGCTTCAGCAGGTAAGCGACCAAGTAGAACTGAAATGGAGAAGGTTGAGCGCTATCAGACTGAACCTAGAAAAGCGCCAGTATCAACCAAGCGTGAATACACAGCAGAGGAAATTAAGGTGGCTGAAGATCTTATGACGCTGATTCCAACCATTGACGATTTAGAGCAATTGCGCAAACTTTGGGACACGCATAGCGACATTAGAGATCTACCTATCAATGGCACGACATTGAAAGATATATTTAACAAGCGTGCTACTGAAATATCAGAAAACAATCAAGCATGAGTGGATACAAAAAACATTGGCAAAGCCTTCCTGTTTTGCCTTATGACGGAACATCAGGTTGGTCAGGATCGGAAACAAGCAGAGAACGCGCTATTACGGCTGATCGCAGTGGTGAAACTAAACTACGACAGAACCAAACTATCACGCATGTTAGACATCAAGGCATGCGCGGTTTAACTTGGTATGAATTGTCTGAGATTACTAATTGGCACCACGGCACTTCATCAGGCGCATTGTCGGTATTGAATAAAGCAGGCAGGCTTGTGCGCTTGAAAGAAAGGCGCAACAAATCATCTGTGTATGTTACCCCTGAGTTTGCTGGAGGCAGAGCAATTGCTGAACGCAAAAAAGGCAAATTGATACTTACAATGCAATTGTCGGCAGGCGTTCACATTGACGACATCAAGACAGATCTTAATTGTGAATCACTATTGAGATTAGAGGAAATGGGCTTAATTAAAGAATGGAGTTGGAGTGAGTAAAAATAAGAAGTTTGAACCAAGCATGGGTTGGATAGTTGCGGTTAATCACCAACAGGTGTCAATTACAAGGTTGGCGCAAGAATTGAACATTGACCCTATTGCATGCGGACAGGCATTAGAAAATGCTGGCTACCAGTTAATTCCTGACCCGTTTGATATTGCCAAAGACGCTTGGAAAGTGTTAGATGTAGAAAAGCGTAACAAATTAAGAGCAGTGCCAACAATGGCAGATGTCGCTGAAAGCGTCACCGAGTTAGATGAGGAGGAAATGGCTAATGAATAATGTTGTTACTCCTCAAATGATTGAACAAAGGTTGCGCGATTTGTCGCGTGAAGTGGATCAATCTCACAAGGATCTATCAGAAGCAGAGAATCAATATTTTACTGTTAAGGCAAAGTATGAATTGGCGCTTGCACATGGCAGATTATCTTTAGCAGGCAAACAAGAAATGAAATTGACTGTTTCAGATAAAGCAGACATGGCACTTGTATCAGCAGAGGAATTGCACATGAAAATGGCAACGGCTGAAGCATTGGTGCGTGCGGCAAGAGCAAATGCTTCACGCATTAGAACTCAGGTTGATATTGCTAGATCAATCGGAACATCAGTGCGCACTAGCATGGACATATCATGATAGGAATACGCAACCCTTTTTATCGCAAAGAAAAAGATACGATTTGGGTAATGTGCGATCACTGCGGCAGATCATTTTGCGTATTTATAGAAAACATACGCGTTACTAATTACTGCATGAGTTGTAAATGATTGATCTTAACGACATGTTGGTCAAATCATTAAAAGCATTTGACGCTAACAGGTCAAGATCGCAACAGGTTGAAGTTGGACCAAGCAGTATTGGTGGTTGTCGCAGGCAGGTTTGGCATGAGTTAAAACAAACACCTGAAACAAATCACAACACTGAATCACTGGCGGCAATACTTGGGACATTTATTCACTCAGGCATTGAAAAGGCTATAAGGCGTGAAGATCCATTTGGCGACAATTTCATCATTGAAAAAGAAGTCCAGCATGAAGGCTTGAAAGGTCATGTGGATCTATTTATCAAAGATTTGGGATTGGTTGTTGATTGGAAAACTACTAAAGTCAAGTCACTGCGCTACTTCCCGTCAGAGCAACAAAGGTGGCAGGTTCAGATCTACGGCTACTTACTGGAGAAAAATGGATACAAGGTCAATGAAGTAGCACTTGTGGCTATACCGCGTGACGGAGAAATGGCTGATATTAGAGTTCACAAAGAAATTTACGACTTGCCAACGGCAGAGCGCGGTATTCAGTGGTTGAAGGAGATAGAATCAATTGTTGCTAATGATCAACCTGCCCCAGCGCCTGAAGAAAGCAAGTTCTTCTGCGTCAGGTATTGTTCATATTACGATCCGACAGGAGAAATTGGTTGCCCTTCTACGCAGAGGTAAATTGGGATCAGGCTGAATGCAGAGGTGTGTACACAGATCTTTTTTACAGGGTTGAGGAGGAAAGGAATGTTAATGCCTATCCTTACATTGACGCTGTTAGATCTATTTGCGCAAAGTGTCCAATTTGGGAGGATTGCCTCACATACGCCATCCGTCATGAGCAATACGGCGTATGGGGAGGTCTTACCTCAATGGAGAGAAAATCATTTGAACAACCTGACAAATACCCTGCTCAAAGATCAAGAGCATTGTTGGCGTTAGAGCAATACGGCATTACATTGGATCAACTGAAGGAGTGTTATGAGCATACGATTGATGTCGGAGGTGTGGCAGACCAAATTACCAACAATTGAAAAAATGGTGTTGTTGATAATTGCTGATCACGCTAACGATGAAGGCACTGAGGCTTGGCCGTCACAAGCAACAATGGCAAAGAAGGCTAGTTTGAGCATTAGAACTATCCAACGCGCTGTCAATTCGCTCGTAAAAACCAAGTTTCTGCTTGTCGAAAAACATGGTGGAGGATCTGCTAATTGTAGAGATGATCGCAGACCCCACAAATATACGATTAACCTGAAAGCATTACGGGGCGACCAAGCGACTACCCGTATATTACGGGGCGACGCAGACAACCTTGACGGGGCGACTTTTACGCCTGATACGGGGCGACTTTCACGACCTAAGAACCTTCCTTTAGAACCTCCCTTAGAAACACCCTTCGATTTGTTTTGGAAGGCTTATCCAATCAAGGTAGGAAAGCAAGCCGCATTGAAAGCATGGGACAAAGCAGTCAATTCAGGAGTTGATCCTAAAGTTCTAATTAGCGGTGCGAATCAGTATGCCTCAGATCCTAACAGGCACCCTTCGTATACTGCTCATGCCTCAACATGGCTGAACGCTGGTAGGTGGGCAGATGAACCATTACCGCCAAGAGAGTTATCAGTTGAGGAAAAGAAGGCTAAAGAAGTTGAGTGGGCTCGTATCAAGTCTGAGCGCGAAAGAGAGAAAAGCAGGCTTGCTCAGATTGAAGATGAGAAGGCAAGGCAGAGGGCAGTGCCAGCACCTCAGCACATCAAGGAAATGTTGATCAAAACTATTGGCAAATCAATATGAGGAAATGGTGGCATAAGTCACTTGATTAGATTACACTTATTGTAATCATTACACTTGATTGGAGGTGAGATGAGCAAAAGCGTATACACTCAGCCTGAAAGATTACAAATGGGTGATCGTATTCTAATTAGAGATCAAGAATGTACATTGAAATATGTAGACACACCCGACAAATTGGGAACATGTGATATGTATGTAATTGATTCACAAGGACACGATCAACATGAAATTGTTACAGGACTGGTTAGAATAGTTATGTGATTCAATTTAGAGTAGACGGACAGCCGATCCCACAAGGATCTATGAAAGTCATAAATGGACATATAATCCATTCGCAAGGTTCTGCGCTTGCCGCATGGCGATCAGCAGTAGCACTTGCCGCTAAACACGCTGGGGCAAAGCCTTCCTTAAATCCAATTGCAATAACAATGGTGTTTGTATTCGCAAGACCAAGAACAGTAACAAGAGCAGAACCGACAGTGCCACCTGACTTAGATAAATTGATACGCGCAGTGTTAGACGGGCTGACCGCAGTTGCGTATAAAGATGACGCACAAGTAACTGAAATTAAAGCAGTGAAAATATACGGAGAATTGCCATGTGTTGAAATACAAATGGCTGAAAAGTTGTAAAAAAAAGTTATCAAAAAGTTATCAAAATATGTTGGCGCGCCTCTAGATTTTTTACAAACTATCAGGAAAGATTTAGGTTATTGAGGTCGCCCGATCTCAAAAACCGAAAGGCACTAAAGTGGATAAGACCCAAAAAAACCTTGTAAATACAAGCGTTTTAGCGTTTGTAGATCGTCTAGTGTTTTGCTACAACTGCCAAAGCAAGTTTTGGACAGCAGTCAAAACAAATGAAACAAACAGAATGAGAATCAGATTTTGCTCTAATTGCAACAGTGAGCAGGTAACCAAATAATGACTACAAAAATTCAAGCAGGTAATCAACCAGCATTTGTTGATCCAAAGGGAAACGAAATTGACGCTAACTACTGCGTTCAGTGCGGTCGCAAGTGCGGATCAAGCCCTTGGTTCATTGAGGTTATCAAAGGTGGCGAAATCCGCCAACAAGACGGCATTAACTACAACGCTTCACAAGACGCTGGATACATGGGCTGGTGGGCAGTTGGCAACGAATGCGCAAAACAATTTGAATCAAATTTGTTATTCAAAATGGAGGCAAAATAATGACTTCAATAATTGTTAATGACATAACAGGTCGCACAATTCCTGCACCTAAAGGCAATTTCAATTCTGATTGGTGGGGCAAGTATCTTCACATAGCAGACAAAGACATTATGGTTGGAGATCCAGCAACATACTCAGTGGGATCTGATTCATACTCAGCAGTTGTTACTGAGGTAGTGCGCTTTAAAGAAGGCAAGCGTGCTGGTCAAGTTAAATACATCAAGTTAGATGATTGCGATAAAATGTTGGCTTATCCAATTGTTTGTCGCCAACATAAGACACCCAAGATCACATCAGACAATACAGAAGTGATTGAAACACCTTGGGGCGGCACATTTGTTCATCAAGATCCAATTTGTAATGATTGCTGGTTACAACACAATGGCGCAGTTCAATTTTCTAAATCAGCAGAGGCATACTGGTCAAGAGCAAGAGTTGGCTCACAAAATCCTTATCAAGATCCACACTTCTAGGAAGGGAAGCACATGGGAACAAGAAGCATAATCGCAGTAGTAGGACACGAAGGTGCCGTAATTAACGGCACTGAGTTCAAATTAAGTTCTAACAATTGGTATGGCAGATATTGTCATTATGACGGCTACCCAAGCCACATGGTTCCAACACTCCAAGCAATCATCAAGAAATATGGAGTGGCTGAAGCCAAATCAAAACTGCTAGCAAACAGTTGGACAGTGCTGGGTCTAAAAGAAGGTTCACCAATGGATTTTAATACAACAGATGAAATTGGCGAACATTCTGATTACAACAATGATCCATTTTTACTTCAGGGATCTGATGATTGGGGCACTGAGTATTTATATATTATCAATGACAATGGCAGCATTGATGTTAAGACACCTGAGATGGACAACAATGAGCGTTTAGCCACAGTTCAATTAACTGACGGAATAGTAAAAGAACTTGCTAATCTCTGAAGCAGATTTTGAACTATTGCACGACATATCAATGGCTTGGGGTTCGCATTGGAAAGATCACATTATCAACAAAAGATTTTCAAGCACTCAACCAATTCATTTTGATCATTATTTTGCTTACTGGTTTAAGGGTTACGCAGAATACATGATTGCGCGTGAATTCTTAATAAACATTAAAACTGATTATCAAGAATTAATTGACGAAGCAACTGGTGATTATGTTTTATTAACTAACTACACATCAATAACTTGGAGAAACAATTGAAAAAAAAGTTATCAAAAAGTTATC